CTCGTCGGGGGCTTGAAAGCTAATTTTACCCAACACATCATTCGCCGCCATGTCTGTCTCGCCTGTGGCAAGAACCAGATTTATCGGTTTATCGTCGGCAGTAGCCGTGTGCTTGAGCGTTAGTCCGCTGTCAGCAACGTGCGTAACTACAACTTCGCTATCTGCACCAAAAGAAAGTGTTGCGCCATCATGTGCTAATTCTAGATCTTGAGTAAGTGTTACGTCACCATCTGCGCCAATGCTAATTGCGTCAGTGTCACTGGCTGAACCAATGTTTCCAGCATCAGGGATTACGATGTTACCACCAGTGGTCATGAGGCCACCGCCAGTGTAAGTACCACTAACATCTAGATTTGCGTTTACGTCAGCTAGCGTGGCATTTAACTCAATCTCATCTGTAGCGTTAATGTCAAGAACAGTCGCGCTAGGTGCATTGATAAATTGAGAGGCATCATTAAACTGGATTGCCATTGTGCTGTTCAACAACAGCCCTGTGTCGGCAACATGCGTAAGCGTTACGTCTTTGTCTGCACCAAACCCCAGAACAGCCGCGTCGCTGTCCAATGTAATGTCGTCACCTACAAGCAGGTCGCCATCAATATCTACATCACTAGAAAAGTCACCCGTTGCCGCGTCCAACTCTCCGGTGACTGTAAAGTTTCTAATTCCAGTGTAGTCCTTGTTGGAGTCTAGTATGACTGCCTTTGACGCAATCGCTGTGCCAACAGCCGTTGAGCCTAAATCAAGGGCGTTTATCTCGCCAACAACTACGGTTGCACCATCTAAGATGTTTAGCTCTGCTGGCGTTGATGTAATTGCTGTGTTACTTGCGGCGGCAAGCACAGGTATCGTGCCCGACTGGTTCGGTAAGTTGATTGTTCTGTCTGCCGTTGGGTCTACGATTGTCAGTGTAGTTTCGTGGGCATCCGCAGTAGCACCCTCAAAGATAATCGCGTTTTCTGCGTTCATCGTAACGGTGTCTACAGTTGTAGTTGTACCCGACACGGTAAGTTTTGGAACCAGTAACTCACCCGTGCTTGGATTGTAGCGCAGTGCGCCCGTGTCATCTAATAGCGCGTTTGATTCATCATGGAACACCACGGGGAAGTTTGTGTTCGCTGTGCTGTCGCTGACAGTAACTGTTGTGGCAACAGCCGCAGTGCCTGAGTATCCAGACGATGTAATTGTACCTAGCGATGAACCTGCATCGGCAAAGGTGATTGTGCCGCCATCTGCGTCCAATGTAATCCCACCGGATGAGTCAAGCGTAACCGTGGTGCCTGCAAGCTCTGCTGTGCCATCTGCGGTAATCTGTATGTTTGCCGCTGCCGCTGCATCATCGGTTGTGACAATATCTAATGTGCCGTTCGTGCCCACCGTAAGTGTGGCGGTATCACTACTAGAACCAGTCATAGTGATTGCTTTGCCGTTGACCGTTACATCATCTGCAACAAGTGAACCACCAGTAATTGCACCAGTCGTCGTGATAGTGCTGGCACCGTTATTTATTGTGCCAAAGTTTGATGTGATTGAACCCGAATCTAATGCGCCAACAGTCGTCGCTGCGGTAGTGACAAGATTAGGCATTGCCGTGATTTCATCGTCAAAATATGCAGATAAATCTGTGACAGCCACCTGCTTCATCGTACCTGCATCGTTCAATACAACACGATCTGCGTCAGCTACTGTGACCGATGAAGCTGAAGTATTCCCGTCAACGATATTTAGTTCGGCTACCGTAGAGGTAATACCGTCAAGTACGTTCAACTCGTCCGTAGTGACCGTTGCTCCGTCAAGTATCTCTAGTTCTGCTTCACTGATACCAGCACTGCCTATTGTGACAGTCCCGGCAAACGTTGCATTGGCTCCGTCAAACGTGATCGCAGTGGTAGAACCTGACTTCAAGATTAGATTGCCGGAAGAATTAGTCAGCGCGGCGTATTGTGTGCCAGCATCTTTCAACAGAACATCCGCGCCATCTGCATCAAGAATGATGTCGGCAGGTGCATCAATCGTCAGATCACCCGACCCAGGCACCAGCAATGCTTTTTCAGCAGGCAATGTGCAGAACACGGTCTTCGTGCCAGAAGAAAAGTTCACCGCGCTATCGCTGTTCGAGCTTTCTAGTATGGTTGTGCGAGACAGCGTATCAGGCGAGGCATCCGTTACAGTCCCAATGCCCACTTCAAATTCATCAGCACTTTCATGCACAATTGCATAGTAGGTAGTGTTGCTATTACCTATGCCCGTTACAAAGGTTTGAAACCCCGTAAGCGCACCAGCCAACGAAAGAGTGCCAGTGCCTGTAGTCGTGCTGGTTTCTTTTACTCTATCGTTAACTGCAAAAGCCATTATTTCAACTCAATGGTTAGGTTACTCGCGTTGATTCGGAAGATATCACCAGACGCAACAGACCTTGAAGAGTCCAAAGCACCTACAAAAAGTATGTTGCCGCTAGACGATGCGTCTACCAAAAACACATGTGTGATTGTCTGAGTGCTACCGCCCGATGCTGGAAACTCTATGTTAGCAGCGTTTACAACGGTCTGTGCATCTGTGCTTGTAGAAGCAATCGTCCAGTTAGCCGCAGTAACTTGCTGTCGTGCATAATTAGTGAAACTAGCTTCTGTCAGACTACCGGCTTCTGCATCAGATACAGCAGTTGCTAGGCCGACATAGATACTGTCGCCGGGTGATGAGAAACTTGCGGCGTTGTTTTTGAAGATAAAGCTGAGTAGCTTGCCCTCAAGATATGTGGTTGCAGCATTAGAGGTAGCCATCGTTACGTCCTTTCTCTACTTGGAAGACCCTTACGATAAGCATCTGTATTTTCTCGTGCTTCACCCAGATCTTTCAGTCGCAACAGTTCCTCTGTAAATCTGTCACTGTAAACTTTTAACATATCAGGGTCGCTTTTCATATAAGCGTAGGCTTCAAACAAGCTGCCGTACAACAAAGCAAAAGACGCATTTGTACTAAGCCAAGTAGTCCCGCTATCTGCACCGGCTGTGAGACTTGCAGGTCTGAAATAATAGTGTAGCTCTACCGTGTAGTTAGAGTCTGGTGTTGGCGCAACGACGAGGTTCGTTTCATCAAAGCGTGCATAATATCGTGGCACACCTGTAGTAGATGCAGAAGGTGTGAAGGTCTGCAAAAAGTTTACGTCTTTTTGTTCTAAGAACCGTTCAGAACCTGATGTTGTGATACGCAGTGAAAACGACGCTAAGAAGTCAGTGGGTACTGTTAAGAACCGATCACTTGAGGTAAACGCGCTGGTAACGTTTTTACGAAATATTTCAAAGTCCACGGACTTGAAGAGCCTGTCTTCAGCCGCCTTGATGAAGTCATTCAGGTGCGTAACAAAAGATGTTTCTGTGTTTTCAGTGTAGTCCTGAATTGCTGTTTTTAATTCGCTGTAAGTAAAACTCATAATTATGCACTCACTGTTACTGGCCCAGCCGAAGCTACTTTGCCGCCACCAGACACAGAGCCAATAGTGGCTGTCTCTGATGACCCTCGCTGACTAATATCAAAAGTATAAGAGTTTGTGTCCACAACGGTAATTGTAAATCCGCTGCTGTTTTCAAGCGCGGTTGATGTAAAACCATCAAAAGGCACAGTAGACCGGAACCGAACTACATCACTGGTTGAACGACCATGGGCTGTTTCTGCAACAGTTATGACTGCCGAACTAGCAGACCCTGATTTGAACGGATCAAGGTCTAACAGAACTTCAATAGCTGGTTCTGTTCGATCTGTCCTAGCATTGCGGATAGCTTCTGGATCAGAGATGTTGCGTGGCGGTGTAAGTTGGGGATGTTTGGGTTCATACTCATCCGGCCCCACCAACAGACCATTCCACTCTTTCCGCATCTCTGCCTTGCGATAACGAAAGCCAGATCTGTCTGAGATACCGTATGCTCTTTTACCTGATGCAAACCGGGCCATTAGCGCACCCGTAGATAATCAATACTTGGAGTAAGTTTGAGTGCTACACGATCCTCGTCTTCATCTGCGGCACGTTGGAACTCTTCTTCGTAGATTGATTTCAACACCTGTATTCTTTGAGGTGCGCGTTTAACAGACAAGTAGTATGCCAGTCCTGCTGCCATGCAGGGCAGAAACCGGAAGGGTGCGTCTACATCATTTACCAAGGCATCGGCATCTTGTATGCGTTGTACAAAATAATAACGTAAAACATCTGTGCTGTTTTCAGGCGTAGGCCACAGGTTTATCTCTGGTGTAATCTGTCTGTTGAAATAGAAACTAGAGGGCTTGCCTGTTGTCGCCTTGTTCGGTTGGTTCTGATACTCGCCCCGGCTGATGCGTTGCACCTGAAAATCTGTGTTGTCACGGCGAACAACCACTTCAAGTATATCAGTAATCTCGCTAGATAGAGTGTAGGTAGATGTACCTGATGTGAGAGCTTGTGTGGCTAGCTGCACCGTCCACAGATTTACGCCTCTGTTTGCCCAGTCTGCGAACATAATGTTAAGGGAGCGTCTCGCTGTCTCAGCGTCATACCCAGTCCTGACTTCCAACCCACAACGTTCGTAGGCTTCCTCGATGACTTCAGCTACATCAAGAGTAAAGTTCCTTGAACTGGACGTTGCCATCACTCTTCCTCGTTATAAAGGTTATCAAACACCCTGTTTACATCTAACGTATAGTCTAAATCACTTTTAGAATAATGTATATGAGCAGATGGTTTGAAGTCTGGAGCACCAGTCCCCGCCTCAAACCAAGCTGGATGAGTTACCCTAACACGGTTGTTTGGCAACGCCACAATATTTCCTGTCCACTCACCAGCATCAAGCAAGTGCAACACATGGCTTTGCTTGTGTTGTGCCGGATCATCCGCAATTTCGTTTTCCGAATAATCTACAGTGAACAAATATTTGGCAGGAAACATCTTGCCACCTATCTTTGCGAACCAGGGACAGGGTGTAGCTCTGTCTAAAACATACACAGCATGGTTATGAGATGAACAATCCCATGGTTGTGCATCATGAACAGCCATAGGAACAGGCCATTCTTCTAAAGGCTCATCTGCCACCAGTGCAGTGATGGGCATACGCGCCCACATTGCACCACCGTGTACAGTGTCCTCTTCCTCACCTTCAGCTTCGATGCCCGTGAATATAACCTGAAAGCTCAACGATCTGCATGGCATAGTCGTTACAGCGATAACCATGGCGTGTAGAAACTCGCCATGGTATTTCTCATGGTTGTGTGTGTATTCCCGGCGCACCCAACACTTGAAGTGAGGGATATTGCTTTGAAGATAAGGCATTATGCTTTAGTGAGCTTGTAACCTTTTTTCTTGGCTGCTGCTCTGAGTTGAGCAACTGACATAGCTCCACCGCGCTTCATACCTTTTGATTTAACGGCTCCACCGCGCTTCATGCCCTTAGACTTCATTACGGCTCCACCGCGTTTCATGCCCTTAGACTTAACGGCACCACCGCTACGGTAGCCTTTGGATTTCATCATCCCGCCTTTTTTCATGCCTTTACGCTTTTTAATCATTTCGTCTTCCTCCTTCTAACAGCTTTTACTCTGCGTGGTTTACCGGCTGGTTGTCCCAACCGTTTCTTTTGACTAACTCTACTGCGTTTTTCAGCGGCTGTCATTTCTTTAGTAGTCTTGGGTGTCTTAGAAGAAACTCGTTTAGACGGGCGACAATACGGTGTGCCCCTCTTCTCACTCTTTCCGCGCCCACACTTCTTGCCCGTGCGAACGTCTTTCCAGTCCTCTTTGAACCAGCGTTTGAGGGCTAACCCTTTTTTAGTTTTTCTTACTGCTGGCATCAGTAGATCTTGGTGGTTTTATAGCGGTACTTCTGTCCGTCTCTGAACTTTGAAGCTCCGCGCACCATTCCTCCATCTGCTTTTCTAACTGTTTTACTCTTGCTTTTATTTCCCCAGTTTTTAGCTCCAACTTTTCTGCACTTGGCAATCGCACCGGAAGCGTAAGCACTCGGAAAGACACGATAACGTGCCTTGACTTTGTGGTAACAAGCATCCTTTTTTGACATCTCATTTCTTCCTTTTCCTGCGTCCTGCACAATGGGCACGCTCTGAAAAGCCTCTGGGCTTCTTACAGTTTATACTACGCTTGCGTTTTGCGCTCCATTTTCTTTTCTGTGGAGGCTTGGTGATCTGCTTCGGTATGCTCGACCTAGAGATCGTCATCAGAACAGCTTCTCAACAAAAGGCAGTAACGCAGTTGCTATGATGATACCCACCAGATATTTGAAGTTTGCTGAGATGTTGGCATCCATCTTGTCCATTTTTTGTTTACCGTCTTCAAGCCGACGTTGTATCTCCTCGTATCGAAGAGAACATTCTGCTTCGTGCTTTTCTATACGGGCTACTGCTTCCTGAATTTTCATGTCAACACTTCCACCGTCTTCTTGCTTGACGCAATCTGCTGTTAGGATTCTTCGCGGCCTTTGGAAACTTCTTCATCTGACCAGCAGAACGAGCGCAGAATGATTTTCTACGCTTTGCCGCCGCGCTACCTTTTTTGACTTTGCCTGTAACGGCAGTCTTCAGCTTACTACCGGGGTTCATACGACGATATGCAGCCACGCCTTTCTTCGTCATGCCTGCTCCGGCCTTGGTTGACCTGAAGTTCTTTTTATTTCGGGCTGGCATCTTGCTGGCTTTTCTAGTCATCTCGACCACCATAATAATCTGAGATAGACACCTCGCCACTTGCCGGAACATTTGGATTTACAGAACTTGTTGTTTGTGTAGATGAGGTTCTTCTACGAACAGTTAGGTAACTAAAGTGTTCAAAAGGAGCCTCACCATCTTCTTCTTCAAAAACAGCAAACTCGTGAAAAGTGGTAGACCCTATTTGATAGTCAAAACCACCTGCTGAAAATATAACCTCGTTTGCCGCGTTAAGAGCAGAGTTAAAAGCCGATATCATGGTCACTGAATTAGTTGCACTACCGTTTACGCTTCCAGGAAAAGTTGTAGATCGAACATTAGAAGCAAGATCTACTCTAAATATTTGTACACTTTCCCATTTCAGTATGTAGATGTGGCTACTACCAGTGTTTGTTGTTAGTTGTGAGATACTACCATCACTTGCATCTATCTCTCGTTCGAGGAAATAGCCTTTTCCGTCATTGGGAGTAGAAATGGTCGAACCACCGCCCCCATTGCTTGTTCTTCCAAAAAATGCCGTAAAAGTACCCGGTGAACCGCCACCTGTAATAGTGGCGG